ACGAAAAAGTATTAGCTACATTTCTAAATGATAATTTAGTGTCTAAAAATGTTTTTTCACCTGTTACCGTTTGTGGCGTAGCAAGCAACATATCTCCAGAACCTCCAGAAGCATTAGCTAAAACAAAAGCAGTGGTCGCAATTTGAGTTGTGTTAGTTCCAACCGTAGCGGTTGGCGCTGTTGGTACTCCTGTAAAAGCAGGGCTTGCAATGGTTGCAATAGTGTTGCTTAAAACTTTCTCAACAATTCCAGTAGTTGTGTTTCTTGTTACAAAATCATAAGTCCCAACACTTGTTGTCGGGGTTGTCGTTATGGCATTTTCATAAATTCTATTACCATATATATATGCGGTAGTTCCAGCGTAAGACGTGAAATCACCAGTTAAAGTAATTTGTTTTTGAGTTGTGCTAAAAGTTGAAAAAGAGGCAGATGTTAAACTTGTTTCTGTTATGGAATTTTTCAATACTAATATATCAGATGTTGACATTTCTAAACTTGACGGGTTTAATCCTTCTGTAAAAGGTGTATTAATATCATCGTCTAACATCTTCTGAATTATTATATATCCATTTCCACACGCCCCAAGCAAAACCCTTCTTCGGTAAGGAAAAGACGTCTTGTCTTTCAAGTATCTTTTATTTAATAACGTATTGTTAAAGATACTTCTAAAAAATTCAACTTTTACGCCATTAGATAAAGTATTAGCAGGTAGTGTTTGATAATAATCTACTCTACTATCGTTGCCAATATTTAAAAGACCTGTACTTATAACCAGTTCTCCTTGATTAAAAGAAATATAATCATTCTCTTTATACTTACTAACTATATCATAAGATTCATTTTTATTTGTGGATATAAACACGTATCCAGGACCTTGACCGCCTAATGTTCCTTCTCCTACTTTTACGTAATCGGTATTCTTCTCGAAAGACCTACCGTATACAGTCCACGGAGTACTAGGCGCTGTTAGTATTACTGCGTCTGCTTCTTTTTCTCTAAAAGGCTTAAATAGCCCTATGTATTTTTTAACAAGAACGTCAACTATATCTACATATCTTGGGTGTATCTCATCTGAATGTAACGCTGTTATTTTATTTTGAGATATTCTACCAAAAATTAAATCTTGGGAATTAAACAAAGCTACATTATCCCAATAATTTTCTAAGTCTTTATAAGCATTATACAATATGTCTGTTTGGGCTTGTGCAGCAATTGCTAAACTTGCATAACCGCCTTGTTTTATATAAAAATCGTCTGTAGGTATATCAAAACTGTTAGGCATTCTAAGTATTATATCAGTATTTGGACTTCCTGCTCGGATAGTTTCTATACAAGTAATTATATAAGCCTTTAATTGATCCTTAGTTAATAGGTTTTGTCTAACATCATTTATCCCATAAGAAAAAATAACAAGGTCTAAATTTGCAGAAGCTACCGAAGCCAATCCTTTTGCGCCTGCATCCGAAATAAAACCAGTTATAGTTTGACCATTGCTTCCGTAATTTGGTAAATTAGCTGTGGAAAATCCATAAAGCCCAAATCCTAACTTAGTATATTCCTGCATAAAGCCAGTTATTGAAGAGGCGTTCCCTGACAAATCTGACGTACTATCACCTACATACGCTATTGTAGCTGTTGATGGTGATTGGTCTAATTTAATAAACCATTTAGCTAGTTTTGATGAGTAGTATTGTGTTTTTACATTTGGTTTTAATGCTAACCCTCCATTAACAGCGTCAACAGTCGGATATTTTGTATTCGTTCCATCAATTGCTAGAGATATTTGTTTGTTAGCTACGTTCTCTGGAGTATAACCCAAAGCCGTAACAATATTAGCTAAAGTTAAAGCAACACCTCCAGAAGCAACGCCTCCAAATTTCTGAGCTTCTAAAATATCAGCATCAGAAACATTCTGTAATGAAGTTGTCGTGTTCTTCATTATTATATAAGCACGAATAATTCCGTTCTCTTTTGAGTTAGGTTCTAAAACAAAGTTTCGTGTAAATACCGCATTTTTTGCTGTAGCTAAATCATCGTAAACATTCTGACCATATTGAATCCTAGTAACTCCGCTTTGAAACATCGTTACCGTTTGAATAGTAAATTTATTATTTGGAACTGCTGTTAATACATTATTTAAATCGTATAAAGCAGGATCTAAATTTATCCTGTCACTTCCCTCTGCACCGTTTTGCGTTCTGTATCTAAATGTTAAAGATGTTCCTGCTGTTTGTGCTAATTCGTGTGGGTTTTTCCAATCGTTAGCAAAGTTTGAGCCTAATTTGAATATTAATCCTGCACTTTTATTTAACTGCAAATTAGCCCCGTTGGCTGTATATTTATTTCCTGTTAAGTTCAATGCTCCAACTGCTTCAATAAAGTCGTGTAATTGGTTTGTACTTGCGTTTGTAGGTGCTGAGATATTATTAATTACATTTATTGTGGTTAAGTTGCTATGTATAACCGCACCCAATACAATTAAAGAGCGTCTTTGCTCTGGTGTAAAAGGCGTGGCTTGCATTACTACTGATGCTGAATTATTTATAGCCACATAGGTAATTGTACCCGTTAATAAATACGTTGGTGTAATTCCTGTAAAAGCAGGGAAATTAATAATAGTACTTGTTGGATTTTCAGGAGTGTCAAAGTTTGAAACAACACCTATTCCTGCTGTAATATTAAACTTTGTAGGGTCTCCGTTTGCTGATATTAACCCGTTTTTAATTAAACCTGTTGAAAGAAATGCTTTTTTACCTTGAAGGTCTGCAAGTAATATTTTTCCGTAAGTTCCGTCTGCTCCAACTGTACCTAAATAAGTCGGTGTAGTTACCGTCTGAGTAGAATTATTTTTAATCCCGTAATCAAATTCCTGTTCTTGTCCCGTTGAAACTTGACCGTACATTGAAACGGTGCATAATAAAAGAAATAGTATTTTTTTCATGTTATTTGGATATTATATAAATGTAATTGTTTACTGCTGTTGCTTTTGTTAATGTTATTACGTCGCCTGTTTGCGACCATCTATTGACTAATGATAAATTGTTTCCTGTTGTTTTATAATGTGGTTGCCCATTAACTAAAACGGTTATCGCTTTGTGCCCTGTAGGTATTGTAAAAGTTTGCGTAGAGGCTACCGTAACAACTACATCTGTTACCGTAAATATATTACCATCCGAAACATTTGCCTTTAGTGCTAACTCATTAAAAATAGCATTTTCGCTCGGAGTAGTTGTAGTAAATCCAGTTCTTATAAATTGTGTTATTCCTGCTAATTCTACATTAACAGGAATTTCTACACCTATAAACCAAAACGAACCATTACTAACAAGGGCGTTTAATTCTTCCGTACAAATAATTGTCGAACCACCTGCGACATTATAAAAAGTTCCTTTACCTACTAAAATAAATTCTTGAATTGTAGTAGTAGGCAATGTTTGACCATCCGTTACTGATATGGCACGAAAACCAACTCCATCACTTGCTCCAATATACGCACCTATAAAAACAGCTAATTCTTCAATTGTACCACGTTTTAAATCTGTTCCTACTTCGTGTGGCACGTTATCGGTTAAATTAAACGGTGCGCTTGGAACTTCTCCAATTCTTATTGTGGTTATTTCTGCTGGGTCTATCATAATTTCATCATATATAATTGCACAATAAATGGATGGTAATTTTTATTTGCACCTGTTTCTCCTGTTTCGTCTACGTAAATAGTTCCAGAACCAGAAAAAGACGTGGCTCCACCCCCAGAACCTCCATTTTGAGCAACAAATTTATTTACATTTGCTCCGCTTACATTTGAAATTGATGCCGTATGACTATGTGAAACTACTACAGAATCAGCACTACCTACTTGAAGTCCTACAAAATTGTAATTAGCTCCATATCCAATTCCACTTCTGCCGTCTAAATTTTCAGTTCCGTTGTTTCCGTTACATATTGCAAAACCTAAACAAAGATTTGTACCTAATCCTGTAGCATCAAAATTATCGATAATATACTGAGCAGTTACACCCATTCTTACCACTTCGTACTGCAACTTACCGACCAAAGGGCGTAATAAATCTAAAAGCTGTTGTATCGTTCCGCTTTTTAATAATCCATCAATCTCGTGAGGTATTAAGCTGTCAAGAGTTAACGGCTCTGGTGGCAATTCTCCGACTCTAACTGTCGTTATTAAATTTGGGTCTATCATATCTCGTTAGTTCTTATTATTACATTAGGGTCTCCATTATTTATTACAATATTAGGGTCTCCATTATTTAAAACCGTTGTTCCTAAACTTGCGGTTAAAGGCTTGTGAAATCCAATAGCTGAACCACTAAAAGAAATAAACTCGCCTACAGGATTTGGGTCTGAAAGGTCTGATATGTAGCACTTACCATAATCAACAATTGGGTAAATAGTTCCTTGAAACTTCCAATCTAAAAGCGTTCTACTTCTTTTTAATTGTCTTAATTTATCTAAACTTGCGATTCCAAAATTACCTCCTGCAACCGTTGTATTTAATTGTAATCCTGCAAAACTAATGGTGTACGATTGTCCTATAGGGCGTGAAGTACTCCATCCTTCATTGTCTCTTGTAGTTGTATCTATAAACTCGCTCGTTTCTTCTAATGAATTTTCAGTTAAGCAACCAACAGGTAACCAAGCGTTATTCACTTTAAAATATAGAATCCTATCTTCTCCTTTTATAAAATCCATTAGCCTATTATTGTTGGTTTAACTGTATTTCCATAATCAAACGTAAATTTATACATAATATCTGGTATTTCCGCTGAATACAACTCTAAAAGTTTAAAATCAACAATGTTTGCTTTTGTATCATACGAATATTCAACAGGAAAAAATTTACCGTTTAAATTGTTTATTGCTATGAAAGACAAGTAAGGTAAGTATCCAAATATAGAACCTGTAAACTGTTTTAATGGCTTTTGTCCTATTCTTAATTCTTCTTCAGCTGCTATTCTTAATAATGGGTAACTTTCAAAACTGCCTTTTCTTGACCATGTGCTTGTCGGAACAATTCCATCTTCTTTATATATTCCTCCTAAATAAGTTACGCTCTCGTTATCTCCGTTCGATACTGATTTATTTTCCTTTACAATAGAGCTTACTTTCTGTATTCTTGAAACTGTATGAAATTCGCCTATTTCTGGTTTTTCGCCTGTATTTGGTATTAAATCAATGCTATTTATAGTGCTTATTCCTCCACTAGGGTACATAGTTACAATAGATAAACTTATATCTCCATCAGCTATAAAGTCTGGTATTATGAGCTCATAAGTTCCTGTTTTTTTTAGCAAGAAACTATAAGTGTCATTTGGATTAGTAGTCCATACAGCTTTAGACACATCTTCTAACGGAGTTGAATTACTTGCAGGCGTATATTTTAAAAAGTAAATGCCTTGTTGTATTTTCATTTTTATAAATCTACCTCTTAAAAATATGGTTGCGTTAGTTACAGAGAAAGATATTTTAAGTTTTAAAAAATCACCAACTACAACCCCGAAAGGAGAACTTTTAACTATATTGTTGGTGTTCCCTAATGTTGTATTTCTAATAACAAATCCGCTTGAATCTAAAGGATCGTTAATTATTTTCGTAGGGTCTTCAACAGTCCAACCTTCATAATTTAAATTTCCATCGTGAATTAACGAAGGATTTGGAAGTAAACCACTAACGAAACCATATTTATAACCTAATCTAAAAGCCGAAATACTACCTTTAATTTCAATTTTCTGATTACCGCTACAATGATGCGGATAATAATTATCTACTTGACTACCGATGCTTTTATTTACGTTTATTGTAACGTTTCCGATATAAGTATTTTCAATATCATAGCGACGAAATAACACATAAGGATTTGTGTATATCTCATTAGGTTTAAAGATATACCATTCTCCGTTTTCTTGTGTTATACAAGCGCAAAAAATATCTAAAACAGACTTTAAAACCTCTTCACAACTCATTAAAGTTCCGTCGCCTGTAGATTGACCATCATTCTTAAAAAAACGGTCTGCATTCAATTGTATTTTAGTCAGTATATCTAAGTTATCCGTATAAGTTAATCCATCGTATAAAGTGTTTATAGATGTATTTATAGGTAATAATATTCCTGTTCGTTTTAGACAATTATAAACTATATCAGACGCTTTCATTTTGCCAATAAAACGAAATCCAGAAGTCTGAACAAATGATAAATTAGACAATGCTCCAAGCCCATCAACACAATCCAATGAAATTACCCAAATGTCCCTAACAAAAGATTGAAACACTCCGTCAGGCTTTAAAAAACCTCTAAATAATATATTGCTGTTTTTATAGAATTTAACGACAAAATCCTGTTCGTTTTGAGTATATAAATCTTCTAAAGTAACATCTAAACTAGCTTCTAATTCTAAAGATAAACCTGTTCCACGAATACTGTCTAAATGGTCTTTAACGCTTCCTTTTTCAAGTGTTGCGCTTCCGTGTATTTCCGTAGCTATTCCTGTGTAATTCTTTTTGTAAATCTCACATAAAAAAGTATCATTTACATTATTGGTGTATTGAAAAAAGTATCTTAGTTTTAATAATTCTTCATCTGAAACATCGGCAATAGTAAGATTAATATTTACATCTGTTGCTCCTGTTGAAATTACAGTGCTGTCTGAATTTACTAATACTTCTATAGTATCATCAACTCTTTTGTATGAAATAGTAGGAGAAACCCAATTTGCAATTAAAAAAGCAAGTGTTTTATCTATTGTTTCTGATAATGTAGCTTCTAACTTAACAACATTAGGCGCAAAATCAGCAATACCGTAATCAATATTTAATGATGTTTGACCATTTGTGTAAACAAGATTAATACTATCTATAAGTATTGAGTAAATAAATCCATCGCCAATTGTTGGATGTCCTGTGAATGATATTACTATTTTTTTTGCCATGTGTCAAATATACAAAAAAACCGATACATTTCTATATCGGTTTAAAGTTAGTTGTTTGGTTTATTTATTAATTTAAATTACGTGTAACATCACAATGCTAATATGAACTACTATCGATAGAAGTTTCGTAAAATACATCAATAGAAAATTTTGTGATTATTATATTCTGTGAAAAATTTACACTGAAGTTATTTAATGCTTTTTTAGTGATGTTTTCTATCGCATTTATTTCATTTAAACCTTCGCAAACAAAAGAAAAAATTTCTTTACCTTCATAATATTCCCCCATTTCAATCTCATCTTCTTCAATAGTATAGTCTTTATACTTTATTGATATCTCTGCATAATAGTTTTTCATAATTTTTTATTAAAAAAGTTAGTTGTTGATATATTAAAATATTCAATTAAAAAAGCAATAAAACCTATTATAAAAAAAAATCCTATATTACAAATATGACCATGAATATGTTCTATTATTGTTGATTTTGAATTTTTATCTGTTTTATAAACTCCAATTAATGAGAAAAATACATATATTAATATTATAATATTTACTAATGGAATTTCGTGTATTTTCATAATCCGTTTATTTTTATTATTTCTTTTAAATTATTGTTTTCTTCAATAGCTTCGTTTAATTTTTTAACTATTTCATTAATACATTTCATTAATAGTCTTGAATCAGCACTGCTATCGTGAAATATTCCTCTATCACTTGCGGGCTTTAATTTTAATTTTTCCATAATTAATTATATTAAAAAAGCACCCGATTAAAGGTGCTTTAGATTATTGTTTAGTTACGTAATACTTCATACGTTAATCGTGGGTAATTTACTGACTACTTCATGACTATAAGTTTTAATTTGCTTTAAGCGTGATTGTAAAAGTAATTCTATTTTATTAATTATATACGTTTACAAACGTTTAATACCATTTAACCTAAACTCAATGAACCTCCTAGCCTTCTGTTTTTATCTAAAGTATTACCTAATACTCCTATTAACGATTGACCGCTTATTTCAAATACTACTGTACCGCCTTGAAAAGATGAACCACCACTACTTGAACCTGTAGAAGATGAAGGGCTTGAAACGCTTGCTCCTGTAGAAACTGAACCCCCAGAACCTCCGCTTTTAGCTTTAGAACTAATAGCACCTCCTACAGCTTTTAATGCTACTCCGACCGCTATAGCTGCCAACCCTGCTCCAATAGATAGTGGACCCCCTGCTGCAATTGCCAAATCTAATTTACCCTTAACGACTGCTAATGTACCATACTGAATTAACATACCTCCCATTTCAGATAGGAATTTCCTAAACTTTGAAGTAATGACGTTCCAATAGCAGCAAAAACATTTCCTCCTGTTGCTAATGCTTCACCAATTGACGTTCCTAATTGACTAAAAGTATCAGCTATACTCCCTGTTATTAGTTCATTCATGTCAGCGTTAAGTTGCTGTAATATTTCCAACATGTGAGCCCCACTTGTATCGAATGCCACATTTATGTTACCCATTGATGTAGTAATCATTCCCTCAGCACCTTGAACATTTTTAGCAATTTGAAGTACTTTACCGCTTGTTTCTGCTAATCCTGTTGGCGTAACTGTTGCGCCTAAACCTGATACTTGTGGCGTAACTCCAGCTGGTCTTTGCTCTTTTAATACTTTTGCTTTTTCTTTTAATAAAAGAATACTTTCTTTTGTAGCTGTATTTTCTCTGTCTGAGTATTTTTTAGATTGATTATCTAATGATTTTATTTCTTCAACAATATTTTTATAAGAGTCTACAGCTGCTTTTAAATTAAACCTAAGTCCTGCTGCATAAACAGAACTATCAGCATCAGATTTTTTTTGAGCTTCTTTTATATCTAATATAGCTTGCTCTCTTTTTTCTTCTAATTCAAGTCTTTTACCTGCTAATTCTCCAAGTTTACCTGCTATTGCAGATGCTCTTGCTCTAGCTATTAAAGCTCTTGAAACATCATCTACGGCTATAGACACATCCCCGTTTAATATTTTCTCTCTTGATAAATTGCCAAAATAAGCAGGGTATTCGTCTTGTAGTTTTTTAACCGCTAAAAGTCTTTTTTCTCTTGATAAAGTTTCGTCTTGAGATACAGAAACAAGTGCTTTCATAGACGCTATTTCAGTACCTGCTGTTTTGGCTGCTTCAATATTTAATTCATTTAACGCTTTCTTTTGAGAATCAAATTTTCCTGTAACCATGTCTAAAACATCGCCAATGCTTAACCCGCTTTGAGCTAAATATGTTAATCCTGTAGTAAGCAATGATACTCCAAGCAATATACCTCCGCTTCCCATTATAGAACTAGCCATAGCCTTTAAAGCTGAACCTGTGCTTCCTGTACTATTCTTTAAATGTCCAAATGCTTCAACTGTAGCTGTAATATTGTTACCAATACCCATTATTCCAAATGGGGCATCTTGTGCAATACGGGAAAATTGCATTAAAGCATTACCGCCCGTAGCTACTTTTGGAGCGAAGTCTTTAGAAAAAGAAGTTCCAGCATCTTTAGCCGTATTTCTAAGATCCATTAAAGACTTTTTAGCATCTTTAATTTGCGCTGTTATTTCTCTTGTATCAAGCCCAAGTTTTATTTGTGCCTGTTTTTCTTTTGCTAATTGTTTTACATCATATTCGACCTCTTTTATTTTCTTGTCAAAGTCTGATTTATCTGCTCCAATTTGGACTTCAAGATTTGCCATATTTATATATTTTTGTAACGTTCAAACCTTTTTATTTTCCCTATAGTTCCTCTACTAACTTTATATATTAAAGCCAATTTACTTTCGCTTAATTCGCTTTTTCTTATTTCTAATATTTCTTTTTTATCGAATCTGCTATTGTAATGCTCAAATGATTTAACAGGCACTTTTAATCCTGTTTTTAAAGCGTGTTGCATGTTTTCGCTATGAGTACACCATTCTAAATTAGAAATGTTATTATTTTGTTTATTACCATCAATATGGTTTATAAACTCTTTTTTACTAATATTTGGTATAAAAGCCATGCAAACAAGTCTATGTGTAGTATGTGTTTTTAACTTGCAATTATTAGAAAGAGTATAAACATTATATCCTAATCTATTCGTATTTTTTGCTAAAATCCTACCTTCTTTACAAACCTGAAAGCTCTTTATTCTACCATCATCAGATATAAAATATTTACCTTTATAACCTGACACTTCTTTCCAAATTTCTTCTAATCCTGCCATTATTGAATCTGTTTTAAGTATTTTGCATATTCCTGTAAGAATCTTTCTTTTTGAATGTCAGAGACTCCTTTTTGCTGAGTTTTACCACCTGATAAATCCATAAACTTATCTATGTTTTTAGGTAGTTTTTTATAGTCTTGGTAAGGTGCTATTAAAGCATTATAAGCAACCAACCTAAACTTTTTCCAATCTTCTAACTGCATACGTTTATAAGCAAAAAGGCGAATTTGGAACTCTGCAAAAGTCATGTCATAAACATCGCTCAATCGCATAATTCCAAGTTCGCCACAAGCAAAAGAAATAACATCTTTTTTGAAATCTATTTCACTGCTTTCACTTTTTTTTTATCCGTATCTACAGGCACATCTTTAAACATAGACTCGTTAAAAGCTATCTTAAAATCAAACCAGAATTTACCACCAATACCTCCGTTTTCGTCAATCAAATCAAAGATATTAATCAATGTAAAATCAACTTCTTTACCTTCTCTTTTACAAGCGTATAAACGGGAATAATACATTATTTTAGGCATTAACACCTCGTCTGTTTGCGTACCTAATTCGTCAAGTTTTAAACCTGTTCCATCCAATAACTCATTAAGGAATCCTATTCCAAAATGAAAATCTATACCTAGCAAGTTTTTCTTATTCATGTTTTTATGCTTCTGGGTCTACCGTTGCAACTGCTCCGCTACCTTCTAAGGTAATAGAAAAAGTACTCAATTCGTCTCCTGCTCCTTGATCTAATGGTAAATCAGTAATAATAGCATTACCGTAGTAAATAACTCCTGTAACTCCTGTATCTAATTTCCAAACTATTGGAAGTTTAGCAACCATTTTAGTAAACAAGAAATCATGTGATGCTTTTGTTATTTCACCGCCTACAGATGTAGTGTCGATATACTCACCTTCAGCGTCTAATGTGTAGGTAAAAATACCAGCTTGTTTGATTGTAACTCCGGGATCACATTTTGTATTTGACTCAATAACAGAAACAGAAGGACTGAAACTGTTAGAAGTTAAACAAGCTATTGGTCGGTATATTGTACCATCATGTACGTATAGAATACCTAATTCTCCTTTAATTGGTGTTGACATAATATTTTATATTAGTGTTAAATTTAATCTTAAAAATGAACGAAATATAATTTCCGTATCTGTTATTGTTTCTAATTGATTTT